TGTGATCTCCAACGGGGAAAACCCCGATCTAAATGTGATCCCAGGTCACATAAACCCAAGTAACACAAACCCAAAGGGAACCCAAGAGAACCTGTCGCTCGAAGCGCCGGAAACTCGACAAGACTGGGCTGTTGTGTGGGATGCGTACCTCGCTACGCTCGGTCGGTGCGGTTTCCAAGCCAAGAAACTCACCGACTCACGCCGTGACCTGATCAAGCGTCGTTTGAAGGACTGGTCTGTTGAAGATCTGGTGAAGGCAGTCGAGGGCCTTGAGCATTCTCCGTTCCATCGTGGCGATAACGATCAGCGCAAGGCGTACAACGCTATCGAACTGATCTTGCGTGACGCTCAGAAGATCGAGAACTTCATGGGTTATCATGACGTTAAGCCGAAGACCACTGTTGCTGACCGTAAGCACGTCAACCAAGGTTGGGGCGATCAGGCTTCAACGATTCGCAGAGGCAAGGAACTGAGCGATGACGATCCTTTCTGAGCTTCCGATCACCCCTGAGATCATCATTCAGGATACTGACAAGCACGTTACCTTTACGGTTAAGGTTGGTCCTGTGGTGAATTCTAAGACTTTTCGTAAGCGTAAGCGAGCCAATGGTTACGATTGGGCTGTAGCGCAAGTCCTTGAGATCTCGGAGTCATTGGCGAAGAATATGCCAGGAATTTCCGTGTAGGTACCTTTACACCTGGCGGGCGTGTAAGCTCGGAGAGTGAATCTTTCTACTTACACGCTTGCCAACCTGCTATTAGCAGTGTTCTTTATCAGTTTCCCTGTAGCGGCTACGCTATATGCTGTAGGCAATGTGTTTTGGATTACGTTCGTGGCCCTTGGCGGGGTTTCGTTTGTTTCCGCATTCCTACTAGGGGCTAATTGATGAAGTGGAACGCGCCGCCAACAATCGAGGTTAGTCGCAAGGTTTCCCCAATGGGTTCAGGTAGTATCCGTCGTTCAGACGTTTACTACGGTGGCGCTTGGGATGTTGACCGCGCTGTCAAGGAAGCGTTGGAGCGAGTAACGTGGGTGTACCGTTGTGTTGACGCTATCGCATCTAACCAGATGCGTTTGCCAATGTATTTGCGTCAAGGTGACCGTTTCAAGGGCGAGTTCCTTGATGATCACCCGCTGTACAAGATCTTCAACTTGAAAGCTAATGTTGGTGAGCACGCAGCTATCTTCCGTTACCGTCTTTCCGCACAGTTCTTGCTTTCACGTAAGGGTGTGTTCGTTCTTGTTGTTCGTAATAACGGTGGTGACGTAACCGACCTTATTTTGCTTCCACCGGATCAGGTTGAGATCATCCCTGACCGCAAGACGTTCATCAAGGGTTACAAGCACACATGGACAGATAACTCTCAGGGCGCTATGCGTACCGTCACAAAGGTGTACAAGCCTGAGGATATCATCTGGATTCGTCGTCCTCACCCGTTCAACCAGTACATGGGTATGACCCCGTTGGAATCAGCTGGGTTGGCGATCGAAACCGAATGGCTTGCTAAGCTATACAACCGTAACTTCCTGGTTAACGACGGTCGACCAGGCGGTATCGTTGTTGTCAAGGGCAGCATGGAAGAAGCTGACGCTGAAGAGTTGCGCGCTCGTTTCAGCGGTGGTGTCGGTAAGGCCGGTCGTATCACAGTTATTTCATCTGAAACAGGTGCTGACTTTGTTGACACAGCTGTCACTCCCCGTGACGCCCAGTATCAGGAAACTCGTTCTGTTTCTAAGAGCGAAATCCTTGAGGCTTTCGGTGTTCCTCAGTCTGTTCTTGGTAACGCTGAGAACATGAGCTTTGATAGTGCTGAACAAGAGCGTCTTATCTTCTGGCACGAAACAATGAAGGGTCACCTTGAGTTGATTGGTGCTCCGTTCGATGAGCTTGATGAGGACCCGAACCTGTTCACAGCTTACGACACATCTAACGTTGATGTTCTTCAACGTGCAGAGATCAAGCGTCGTGAGTTTGTGCTGCGCGAGTTCACCGCTGGCGGTATGAGCGTTAACGAGTACCGTAAGGAAACTTCTAAGGCAGAAATCTCAAGCGAAGAAGCTGACGTTCTGTTCATCCCGAAGACATCTGTTCCGTTCGTTTCAACGACCGGTAAGCCTATCGGTCAGGATCTGTTGGACATCATCCAACCTAAGCCGCCTGCGGGTCGCCCAGGAGCCGCTGACACAGGCCAGAACGACCCTTCAAGGACCAACGAAGGTGATGAGCGTCTTTCCCCTACCCCGAACCGTGATAACCCGGCTGGGGCCGCACAGCTGAGCGCAGCTGAAGCAGAAGAGATCCGTACGAAGGCAGCTGTTGTCGAGAAGGAACGTTCTGATCTTGTGGCGGAAAGCGCCAAGTACGAGAAGATCGCTCAAGCGAACTTTGATGCGATGGATCGTTGGGAGTTCATTCTGAAGCATGAGGTTGGGCGTATCGGTGAACGTGTCGGTCGCGTCATGAGCGAGAAGATCTCCGGTCAGAAGTTCAAGCGTGCATTCTTTGATCAGGATGATGCGGTTGACAAGCTGTTTAACCCTGACGTGTGGTTTAAGCAGTTGTCTGATGACCTTGTAGGTATTCAGCGTTCAGCTTACAACGAAGGTTACAAGAGTGTCACAGGCTCATCTAAGAGCGATTTCGGGCTTACATCTTTGGCTTCAGCCCACGTAAAGTCTATTGTAGAAGAATTGCGTAAAGCAGCTGAGGATTACATTGCCGAACTAGAGGTTCACAACGATTTTCGTCGTGCAACCACCGAAATTAAGGCACGTATGGAAGCTGCCGCTAACAACATCAGTTCTGACGCGCTCCATTCTCTTGCTTCCGAAGCCTACAACAAGGGTGTTGTTGACGGATGCGTAAAGTCGGGTTTGAGAAAAATGTGGTGGGGAAATGGCAATGACCTACACTTAAAGACAGTTGAAGCAGATGAACTATTTGCTGTTGGTAAGACCTCGTACAAGTTTCCACCCGCACATATGACCGGCAATACCATCATTCCAGTAGGAGAAACGAATGGACCTCGTTGAGAACACCAAGCGTGCTTACGCACCAGTTAACCAGAAGGGCAAGAAGGCTCTTCGCCCTGTAAAGGATAAGGCCGTTCGTGGACCGGCTAAGGAAAAGGACGACAAGTGACTGACATTCAGTTCCAATACAAGGACCTGATTCCGCCTGATCTGAAGATCCTTGACGATACTCAAGGTATCGTCGGTGCGTTTGTCGCGGTTATCGGTAATAAGGACAGCGTTGGTGACATCATCCAGCCTGGCGCATTCGATACCCACTTGAAGACCCGTATGCCTAAGGGTGTTTGGTCGCACGACTGGGACCGCCCTGTTTCTAAAACTTTGAAGATCGAGGAAATCAAGGCCGGTGACGCTCGTCTCCCAGCTTCGTTGCAAGCTGGTGGTTACGGTGCTTTGTACGTTGAGACACAGTTCAACTTGAAGACCGACGAAGGACGTAACGCTTACGAGAACGTCAAGTTCTACGAAGGCGAATCAGAGTGGTCTATCGGTTACCGAACCCACGATGAAGAGTTCGACCGCAAGCAGGGCGCTAACCTGTTGAAGGAAGTCGAGCTTTACGAGTATTCCCCGGTTCTATTCGGGGCTAACGCCATGACCTCCACAGCTTTCATTAAGGCTGAGAAGGTTAATGGTCAAACCAAGATTGAGGTGCGTGGCGTTGACGTTACGAAGCTAGACGCTATCAAGTCAGCTGTTGCCCGCATCATCGAAGAACCTACTGAAGGAGAAACCATGGTCCCAGATAAGGACGACACAACAACTGAGGACCAGATCAAGGTTATCGGTGATGGTACTGTTACGCCAGATGAGATCAAGGATGCTCTTGACGGCGACATCACCCCTGCTGGTGATGAGAAGGACGCTTCTGACGCAGCTGAGAACAAGGACGCCCCTGTTGAGGGTGACGCTCCTGTTGTTGGCGAGAAGGAAGAGAACCTTGACAATGAGGCTCCTGCGGGAGACGACGTTGACAAGGAGAAGGTTGCTACACCTGACGTAGCTGGTGGCGGGGAAAAGGGATCTCCACGTGCAAACCGCGTGAAGATCATCGAAGAGAAGGACGAGGGTTATGACCTCGAAGTGAAGGCATTGGCCGGTTCGTTCGAAGAGCGTTACGCTAATCTTTCTAAGGCTTTAGGCGAAGAGTTCAAGGACGTTGGTTACACCTACGTGTTTGCTACTTTCGAGTCCAAGGTTGTGTACTTCTTGTACGACCGTAAGGCAGAGGACCAGGGTTACTGGGAAGCTGATTACACCATTGACGGTAAGGACATCAAGATCGGTGACAGTGTTGCTGTTGAGGTTGTTGAGGTTCTTGTTCTGAAGCGTGCTCTTGAGGAAGCTATCAAGTACGGTATGGATTCTCAGATTGAGAAGACAATCACCGATGTGATGGCTGAGAAGGCTGGCCGTGTTCTTTCTAAGAATAACGAGTCCCTTTTGAAGACCGCTATCGAGTCGATTCAGGCTGTTCTTGGTACATCTGATGACAATGACGAAGAGAAGACCGTTGTTGTTGAGCCAGAAGTCAAGGCTGACGGTGAGATCGAAACCCCAGCGCCAACACCAACGCCTGTGAAGGCTAAGTCTGAGGGCGATGTTGCCGAAGATGCCGGTGATACGGACGTTGCGAACGCTGATGAGGACGTTATCGCAGAGGTTAAGACAATCTCTGACGCTGATTTCCTTAAGTCACTCGCAGAATATTCGACGCTTTTCGCGAAGTAAAGTCATCTCTACTTGGCTTGTATGTAACATAGCCATATAACGCAAGGGCAGTTTCAAGTGCTTACTCGAACGCTTGCCGAATAAACCAAATGCAATACCAACAAATCTACCGCCTTTGGAGGGCAAAAACAAATGGGTACTGAAACTGCCGACATCAAGAGCCTAACAGCTGCTCTTAAGGAAAAGGTCGCTCTCAACAACGAGATCGCAGCCTCTTTCGCTGTAAACGATTCTGGAACCGTTGAGGTTTCTGAGGATCAGAAGTCCGCTTTCACCGCGAACATCAAGGACATCAAGGAACTGAACGAGCTTATCGAGGGCTTCAACGCCGCAGAGAAGGCAGAGAAGTTCCTCTTGGCACCAGCTGGTTCCGCTGACTTCGGTGGCGCACCACAGGCTTACCAGGGCCGCAAGTCTCTTGGTGAGTTGTTCATCGACTCTCCTGAGTTCAAGGAGCTTGGCAACGGTCGTAACGGTGTAGCTATGCGTACACCTTTCAAGATCGCACAGGCCAACATTGGTGACATGTGGCGTCAGAAGGACCTTTACTCCGGTACAGGCCCAACGACCGGTGACTTCCCATTCGGTACCGTTCAGCGTGAAGGTATGATCGAGCGCAACCGTCGTGTTGCACGTGTTCGTGACCTCTTCCCAGTGCAGACAACCTCTGCTGCGATGATCGAATACTTCCGTTCCGTTGGTTTCACCAACAACGCTGCGCCAGTTCCGCAGCGTGCATCTGGTAACTTTGGTATTAAGCCTCAGTCCAACATGCAGTGGGAAGGCTACCAGGCTCCAATCCGCACCATCGCTCACTGGGAAGTTGCTCACCGTAACGTCCTTGCTGACGAGCCGCAGCTTCGTGGAATGATCGACAACGAACTCCTTTACGGTCTTCGTCTTGAAGAGGATTTCCAGATTCTTGCAGGTACTGGTGTAGGCGAGGACATTGAGGGTATCCTCAACACTCCTGGTATCCAGTCCTACAGCTGGTCCGCTGGTGCAACAGCCCCTGTCTCTGACACCAAGGCTGACGCAATCCGTCGTGCTGCAACGCTCGCATTCCTTTCCTTCTACGAGCCAACCGGCGTAGTTGTTCACCCGAACGACTGGGAAGACATCGAGCTTACCAAGAACGCTGACGGTGACTACCTTCTGGCAGTCTCCATCGCACTTGGTGGTTCCCCCCGTGTTTGGAACATGCCAGTTATCGCAACCCCAGCGATCGAGGAAGGCACCGCCCTTCTTGGTTCCTTCGGTCTTGGAGCAACCCTCTACGACCGTGAGGAAGCTAACGTTCGTATCGCTGAGCAGCACGCTGACCTCTTCATCCGTAACGCCGTTGTTGTTCTTGCAGAAGAGCGCATCGGTATGGCCGTGAAGCGTCCAGAGTCCTTCGTCGAAATCAAGTTCGACAACGCACCAACCGTCTGATTGGTAACCTTCTAATCGAACTAGCGTGGGCTATCATGGCCCACGCTAGTTCGCGTTAGGAGACGTTTATGTTAGCTAAGGGCACGAAGATCAAGTTGACGCTTGAAGATCAGGCTATGGTTGAAACGATTGCACGTGACCGTTACGCTTCGAACCGTAAGTCCGGTGTGCGTAACGCTAAGATCGGGCCACAGTCAAACTATGAAACAGATCTTGCAGGTATTGGTGGTGAGGTTGCGTTTTGTAGGCTTGTGGATGCTTTGCCGGATTTGACGATCCATCCTCGTTCGATGATCACCGATATAGGTGACACGATGATTGATGATACGCCTGTTGACGTGAAGACGACAATGTACAGTAACGGTAAGTTGTTAGCTCGTATTACTTTGGGTGGGAAGACCGATACTTTGTTTGTGTTGATGACGGGTGTGTTCCCTCGTTATGTGTTTGCCGGTTGTCTTCCTGGTGCTGAGTTGTTGACTGATAAGCGCATTGTTAATTTGGGTTACGGTCCAACATATGGTGCAAAGCAAGAAGATCTAAGGGACTTGACTTGAAAACAGACCTTAGGTCTGGTAGACTACTGACATGGAACAAGAGATCTTTGCGGGCGTAGTAGGGTCAAACCTTTACGGCTGCGCTACGGCAGATAGCGACTATGATACTTTTCATGTCGTGATGGAGGATCGTGACCGTATGATTCTTCACGGCTGGCGTGACTCAACTCAGATCATCAACGAGGATGAGAACACAGACCGGACAACGCTCGGGCTTGGCAAGTTTGTCAGTACCTTATCAAAGGGTACGCCTAACAATATTCAGTTGTTGTGGCATCCTGATCCACTGGTTACGACCGAGCCTTGGTTGCAAATTCTGGCGAACCGTCAATGGTTTGTTACGGTGAAAGCACTTGAAGCTCTTGTGGGGGCTTCTAAGGGCGCTCAGAGGCGCTTTGTGGAGCAGAGTAGGGATGGGGCGGAAACGTCTAGTAAGGTCCTGAAACATGCCGCTACGGCCTTTAGGTGGCTTACTGATGCGGTGTCTCTGGATAAGAAAGGCTTCACTGAGTATCCGATGCCAGAACTGGTACTTGACGACTATATCGCTATCCGTCAAGGCGCTTTGAACCGCGATGAGATCCTTCAGATGCTCGCTGAAGCTGACACGAAAGCAATCCGAGCACTCAACAACACGACCTTGCCCGCACATCCTCCCCAGGATAAGGTTGAGGCGCTTGTCGTTGACCTTTACTGGGGAGTATGGACAGCGTGAGTGCTGAAGACGTTCTTGATATTTTGGTTCGGCCTGAATGGCAGAGCCGCGCTGCTTGTAATGGTGTAGGTCCGCAACATTTCTTCTGGGAAGAATTCACGTGGCATGACATCCGTGACAAGTATTACATGACTGAGAAGGCTTTCAAGCGTGAAAGCAAGAAAAACCTTGATGTTATCCGTGATACGATGCAAGCTGAGTACGTCGAAGAATACTGTGATGTTTGTCCTGTCCGTGCTGAATGTGCAGCTGCTGGCAAATGGGAGAAGTTCGGTATTTGGGGCGGTCAAACGTTGAAGCAACGTTTCGAAGCAATGACCGATGAAGAAAGGGAGACGTTCGTTCAACTATGAGCAAAGACGACCCTAAAGAACTTCATAAGGACGCGTTCTTGCGTGACGAGATTATGGCTGCCCGTGACGCTGACGCTGAACGTATCCGAGAAGAAATGTCGCATGAGTCTGAGTCGGAACGGCAAACACGGTTATACATTGAATCTAACCGTGCCAAATTTGGCTGAGCCGTTAGACTAGAGGTAAGCCCAAAGGGGCAAACGATCTCTAGGAGTCAAAATGGCATATCCAGACAGGACATACGTTACTGTAACACTTCCGGGTGCAAAGAACCCAACCAAGATTCTCGACACCCCAGTCGATGGTGGTCTTGACGGTTCTGACACCCCAGGCAAGGTCAAGTACCTTGAGAACTTCGTCGCTATCGAAGATACCGGCGTTGGTCACGTGAAGACAGTCCACGTCTGATCCTTAACCCTCGACAATGTGTTAGAATGGCTCGCAGCGATGCGGGCCATTCGCACGTTTAAGGACAAGTATGTTTTCTCCAACGACCTCTAATATAACTGTTGTTTCTTCTGGCGGTGAGTCTTGTCCTGTGTGCGGTGAAATAGGCACGAACTGTCGTGGCGAGTACGACTATGAAGGTGCTATCCAGTTCATCCCACCGAAGCCGTCAGATGACCCAGGAGCGACCTTTACGGTGCCTCATAGGGTGTTCTCGGAGACAACGGTAGGGAAGCGTACCGTGCGGAAGCTACTGTATCCTGTGGGAGCTAGAATCCGTCCTGCTGAGGCGCGTCGTCTCGGTTTGCTTGGCAGTGATTCGGTGGCGACATAGT